GCACTCACTGGTATTAGTAGTGGTGATGAAAACGCAGTTAAGACTGAAAGGAGTGTAATTGTTGAAAATAGCATTAAGTTTAATAGAATTCGGCATCCGTATAGAAGAGGGGTACACCACCTCTCTCGAAGGGCATCTTCCACGGCTCTAGGTTGTCACGTCAAAATCTCATAGTAAAAAAGCAATCTTTTTAAGGATTGCTTAACAATTATATTTTATTATTTAGGTTTTGTCAAGAATCTGGTTTACCGAACATCAATTTCCTGATCTCCAAAGATACTATCATCTTCCAGGCAAATATAAGAAATCTCATCTTGACCCTCAAGATCTAACCATTCCTCAAATTCACCTGCGATGGCACGGGCAGTATCATAATCCTCTGCTGTTCGAATTCGTTCAATTGCCCAGTCACGAACCTGCACGATGGGTTCAATCTGTGTTTCCATAATAATCTTTTCGGAAGTATCGAGAGAGGATATTGCTATTATACCAGGCTGGTGTTCCGTCGTCAAGGGATTCTGTGAGGACGTTGTTGATAAAGAGTTGTCGGGTCTCTTCGAAATTTGTTTTTCCTTTTGTTCTGTGAAGTGAAAGAATATTTCTTGTAAAATTTTCTTTACCAAATTTCTGAATGTCTTCTTTAAGTTCCGGACAGGATCCATAATATTTCTTCCAATCTGACTCTGATTTTACTTTTCTATTTTTTCCTTTTGGTGTTCTGAACTGCCACAGATACTTTCTACCAATATAACTCCGATGATTGAGAGTATTTCGTATAAGATATACAAACCCGTAATAATCTTGGATCTGATCTGAGTCAAATATTTTCTCTTCATAAATCCAAGGATTATCGTAGTTACATCCTATACTCATCAATAATGTTAAGAACTTCGTCCAAATATTTATGAGCCAGAACCTTGGGATTCGTAATAAGTTGATTTACTTGATCTTCATATAACTTATGTTTTAATTTCAATACACGAACTTTGAGTTCGTCTTTACTCATTTCATTTCTTGGCATAAAAAAGGGGAGTGTTGATTACTCCCCTATCTATACTTGATATTAAAGTTTGAAACCGCTGAATGTGTCTTTTTTCACATCTTGTCTGATTCCACCAACCACATAACTTTCAACTTCCGTTTCCTGGGGTGCAACCTGGAGACCTTTAGAGGAAATCCAGTGCTGAGTCCAAGGAAGTGGGTTATTGTTTGCTGCAATATCATATTGTGGTTTTAATCCTATTGCCTTGAGTCTGCGATTTGCAATCCACTCAACATATTGCTGAAGAAGTTTATCGTTTAATCCGATCATACTACCATCCTTAAAAAGATAGTCAGCCCATCTTTTCTCTTCGTTGACGGCACGATCAAACATTGCATAAACCCACTCTTCTTCTTCCTTTGCAATCTGTTGCATTTCGGGATCATCACCTTCTCTCCACTTATTCATAATATTTTGAGTAAGTGCTAGATGTTGATTTTCGTCTCTTGCGATAAGGCTAATGATTTTAGCTGATCCTTCCATAAGCTTAAGTTCGCCAAAGGCGAAACTACAAGCAAAACTAACGTAAAACCGAATTCCCTCAAGAATGTTAACATTTGCAATTGCTCTGTACAACTTTCTTTTGACATCATTGAGTGTATCTTTTGCGAGAGGAACGTCTTCAAGTTGATACATCCATTGATTGGATGCTCCATAATTCTGTGCTGCGGTTATAAAATCATCATATGATTCTGTAACACTCTTAGCGCGTTCAAGAATGCGCTCATCAGTAATAATTGTATCAAACACTTCAGATGGATCTGAGTATATGTTTTTGATTATATACGTATAAGAACGACTATGAATCATCTCCATGAACTCCCAGACAGTCATACATGCTTCCAGTTCCGGTAAAGAACAATATGGAAGAAATGCTAATCCGGGACCACGACCCTGTACACTATCTAGCATAATTTGGTACTTCAAATTAGATGTGTAGATATGTTTTTGTTCGTCTCTTAACGTTTGATAATCACCTCGATCCTTTTGCAAGGAAACCTCTTCAGGTCTCCAAAAATACCCTAGTTGCTGAGTTGTTAACTTGTCAAAGATTGGATACTTATAAGAATCATAACGTTGAATTCCCAAAGGTTTTCCAAAAAACATTGGTTGTTTTTTGTTGTTGACTTGTTCTGTATTGAAAACAGTCATGCCTTTGACTTGCATCTTGTTCTCCGTGGAAGAAACTTTAGATTGTACAAGATTCACACTCTCCCTCCTCTACTTTGCTTAACTCATGAATTAGGTCATTTAAACTGGGTTTCTTTTCTTCTATCACTTCATCAGTTTTAATATCATAAGTATTCTGATAGTAAGAAGTTTTCCACCCATACTTGTATGTAGTCAGAAAATCATTTGCCATTATTGAAACTGGAACTTCATTGTCTGAATAATTTTCTGGATTATAAGACCAGTTTCCAGAGATGGCCTGGTCAAAAAATTTCTGCATCATCGCAACAATTTTAATATATCCATCATTACTTTTCATATCCCAGAGCAACGTATAATTATTTTTAAGTGTTGCGTATTGAGGAACAATTTGTTTCAGTGGACCCTTCTTGGATTTCTTGATGGATAGAAATCCCCGAGGAGGTTCGATACCATTAGTTGCGTTAGATACCACAGAACTGCTCTCGGAAGGCATCTGTGCGGACAGTGTGGAGTGTCTGAGACCGTGTTTCAGAATCGATGATCTGAGTCTTTCCCAATCGTGTTGAAGTTTGACTGAAGAGATTTCATCCACATCTTTCTTATAGGTATCAATCGGGAGTAGACCTTGAGAATACTTGGTGCGTCCAAAAGATTCACAATGCCCCTTTTCTTGAGCAATCTTGTTTGATGCCTTGAGAAGAAAATATTGAAAGGATTCTGAAAGTCCGTGAACCGCATCCCATGCTCCTTGAGAGTCATATTTGAACCCCAGTTTGGCAAGGTAATGTGCCAGACCAATATAACCGATTCCAAGAGATCTCCGTGCCTTTGTGGCAACTTCTGCTGCCAGTACAGGATACTTTTGATAATCTATCAGTTCTTCGAGAGCACGAACAGAAAGTTCACAAAGTTCTTCGAGTTCTTCATCGGACTTGACTTTACCAACATTAATGGCAGAAAGAATACACAGTGCGATTTCTCCTGTGGTTTCATCAATATGCTGAATTGGAAATGTTGGCAAAGTAATTTCTTGGCAAAGATTACTCATCTCAATCTTATCAATAAAGGAAGAATGAGTATTACAGTGATCTATATTCATAATATAGATTCTACCCGTTTCTGCTCTTTCTTTGAGAAGGTTAAGAATAAGTTCTTGTGCCTTTATTGTTTTCTTTGGAACATTAGGGTTATTTTCATATCCAAGGTAGAGAGAGTCAAACTCAATTGTTCCGAAAGAATCATATAGTCCAGGTACATCGTGCGGGGAGAAAAGCGTAATCTCACCATCTTGAATAAATCTTTCATAAAATATTCTACTAATTTGAATTGAATAATCTAACTTACGAACACGATTGTCTTCCGTACCTTTGTTATTTTTGAGAACTAATATATCATTTATTTCTTGGTGCCAGATTGGAAAGTGGACAGTAGCACTTCCACCACGAATCCCGTTCTGTGTACAGCACCTAACAGTTGACTCAAACTTTTTGAGGAATGGGATAACACCTGTATGCTGAACTTCTCCACCTCGGATTTTACTGTTGATGCCACGGATTCTGCCTGCGTTGATACCGATACCAGCCCTTTGTGAGACATACCTGCCAATAGCCATATCACTGCTAAAGATACTATCGAGGGAGTCATCAACATCAACCAGAACACAAGATGCAAATTGACGAAGGGGGGTTCTGACCCCTGCCATGATTGGTGTGGGAATGTTGATTCTGTGTCTTGAGATTGCGTCATAATACCTCTTGACGTATGAAAGTCTGGTTTCTTTGGGATATTCCGCAAATATTGTGAGTGCGATCATAACGTACATAAACTGTGGAGTCTCATATACTCCACCACCACTACGATCCTGTACAAGATACTTATCAACTACCTGACGCAATCCTGCGTAGGTAAACAGATAATCACGATCATGACGAATAAATGAATTTACAGCATCAATATCTTCCTTGGAGTATTTATTGTAAACATC